CCCTCGCAAAGCCCTTTTCCCTTTCCGCCGTCCGAAGCCTCTGGGCCTCAAAGACTTCGGACGGAGACGGGCCGGGGGTTGGGTTGAGCGAAAAGAAAAGTAATTTTTTTTCACTTTGTCGCAAGTCTTTGCCCCTCAGTGCCTTTGTGCCCTTTTTCCTCCCCCTTCCTATCCATTTAGCCCTTGACAAGCTGTCCCCCTTTTGTTTTCTAGGGGGCGGACCCGAACGGCGGGACAAGCGCGACAGCTAACGACACAAAAACGACACAAAAAAATGAAACGAAAAACACTAACAGCGGAAAATTCTTCCTTGCTCGTAGACGAGGGGGACTCGATAGAACTGAGGAATGACGATGGGGAATACGTCGGCACCTTCCCCACGATTGGAGTCCGCCTCTGGCTCGATGGCAAGGAGTATATAAATGACTTGTTTTCCACCTACGGCTACAACGCCCAAGCGGAGGCGGAAGCCTTCATTGAGCGAGTGAGGCGTCACGGCTCGGTTGACCTTTCCAAATGGACCCAGCTAGACCGCCCTTTCGAGGTTCGCTACCTTGAGAACATGGAGTATGCAGAGCGTATGGAAAGAAAATACTAACCCAAAAAAGAAAGGAAATTGAACAATGAAAGACACCTACAACGGCTGGGCAAACTGGCAAACGTGGAACGTTGCATTATGGCTAGGTAATGACCAATACCTCTACAAGCTTTCGCGGCGGTTTACAAACTACCGCGAGCTTGCCGAATTTATCACTTCAACGGGTATGGACAAGACTCCTGACGGGGCAAGCTGGCTGGACCATAAGATTGACGCTCCAGCCTTAAACGAATGGCTTACGGAAGAGTAACCTAAAAAAGAAAGGATCGAAAACATGACCGACATAAAAATGAAAGAACAGCAAGAAACATTCACGCCCGGACCATGGCATTGTAGCAGGGTGATACGAGGGCGAGATAAATACTATCGACAAATTCGCGCAGACTTCGGCTCCGCTCAAGTGCTTGGTAAGATTGCAGAGGTACATGCATGTCATAGCGGGGTAGCTGGAACCAAGAAAGGCAGAGCAGAGGATGAGGCCAACGCCCGCCTGATAGCGGCGGCTCCGGACATGTACAAGCTACTTGAAAAAGTGCGAGAGGGCAATGCGTACGACGTCACAAGCCTCGCAATCGAAGCCGGCGACATGCTGGCAAAAATTAAGAAAGGATAGAACAATGAAACAGCAAGAAACATTCACGCCCGGACCGTGGGAGGTGTACGGATGCGAACAAGGGGAAAAATACGGCCAAGTTTTCTCACCGGACGGAGTGACGGACGGGCGCACTATTTGCAACGTGGCGGAAAGTGAGTTGATTCCGGGCGGAAGGAAAGCCCGGTTCGCGCACAACGCCGAAGACGAGGCCAACGCCCGTCTGATAGCGGCGGCGCCTGAGTTATACGAGCAATGCAAGCGTTTCGAGAAAGTTTTGAGCGAGCTTGTAGTCATGGGGGAAGCCGACATCCGCGACCGTGATAAGCTTCGCGGACTGCTTGCCAAGGTGGTCGAAGGGGAGGAAAGACGATGAAGAAACCCACAAGACCACAAATCGCCGCCATGCGAGAACTCATGCAAGCGGGCGGCGCGGTAGCCTCCGGGGATTGGATTCGCGGAAGCGGGCGCCACGTCACCAAGCGGCCCATCCCGCCCTACTTCAAGGAGGTATGGGCGGCGGAAGTAAACTACCTTCGCGGCCTTGCCAAGCGCGCCGCAACCCGGCTTATCCGGAAGCGGCCAAGGGTAAAGCGGCTCATCATCCCGGCCGACGTGCGTGCGGTGAACAAGCTTTTGAACTAACTAAAGAAAGGATAAGACGATGAAATACAAAATTGAAGCAACGCCGGAAGATGTTCCGGTCCGAGGGAACGCAATGGCATCCGGCAACGATGAATTGGACAAGCGGGCAGAGGATGAGATCCTCGCCCGGCTTGAATCCGGCGACGAATGGGCATGGTGCAACGTCCGGGTGACTTGTACGGACGGCATAAGCGAGGGGGAGTCTTGGCTTGGCGGTTGTTCTTACCGCAATGAAGAAGACTTCAAGGCCGGCGGCTACTACGAAACGATGAAAGCGGAAGCGCTTGAAGACATGGAGAGGAACCGTGAGGGGCTCCCCGTCTACCCCAGCGTGGACGCCTACGCCGCCCACCTTTTCGGAAGGGGGGAAGCATGAGCGCCGCCGACCACGCAATCCTCGCCGCCTTAGTCGGGATTTTCTGGTTCGCCCTGCCGTGGATTTTTATACGAAAGGACGTTGACTTTCACCAAGTGAGCCCAAATAAAGCGGGCTTTAACCCTCAAAAAAAGGAAAAGAATGAACCTAAATAAAGGAAAACAGTCTCTCCCCCAACGTGTCGTGCTATACGGCCCGGAGGGGGTAGGAAAATCAACGTTGGCATCCGCCTTCCCGGCTCCGGTGTTCTTGGATACGGAGGGGGGGACGTCGCATATGGACGTCACCCGCTTCGACAAGCCCGCAAGCTGGCAGGGGGTGACGGATGCCGTCCGTCAGTTGCAGGATGAAAACCACGATTTCCAGACGCTGGTCGTGGATACCGTGGACTGGCTCGAAAGAATGTTGGCGGAATACGTCACCCGGTCGCATCACAAAAAAAGTATCGAAGACTTCGGTTACGGGAAGGGCTACACCATCTTGGCGGAAGGCTTCAACAAGTTCCTCACCACGTTAGACGCCCTCCGCGCTACCCGTGGCATGAATGTTCTTTTGGTGGCTCACTCCACCATCAAAAAATTCGAGCAACCGGACGCCGCCGGAGCCTACGATAGGTACGAGTTGAAGATGACGAAGCAAGTTTCGCCACTCGTCAAGGAATGGGCGGACATGCTTCTCTTCTTAAACTACAAGACGAAGGTGACTGGGGAACCCGGCAAGAAGCGAGGCATCGGTGGCAAGGAGCGGTTGCTCCACACGGAACACCACGCCGCATTCGACGCCAAGAACCGCCACGGCTTGGATGCCGCCTTGCCCGCCGAATGGGAGAGTATCGCTCCCATTTTCGCGGACGCCCCGAAGAAGGCGAAGCCGGTGGAGAGGAAGACGGGGGCGCAACTCGAAACCTTGCTCAATATCTGGCAGGAGCTAGGCTACAACGGTTCGGAGAAAACGAAACTCTTCCGGTGGCTGGGGGTGGACTCAATCGAGGGCATGGAAGAATGGGATGAACTGAACCGGGAACAAGTGGCGAAGGCTATTGGTTTCCTCCGACAAAAACTACATGAGAACAATGAAGCTGAATAGACCAGTAACACGGGGGAGACCCTCCGTCCTCAATAACGACAACAAGAAGAAAATCGTTGATTTATGGAACGCCGGGCGCAACTCGCGCCAAATAGCAGAGGCCGTCAAGGTGAGCCGACGCACCGTACTCCGCTTCTTGCGGACTCAGGAGGTGGAAGCATGAGGCTGTACGAAACCTACGACGAGTTGCAGTACTTGTGGTCTGAGACTGAGGGCATCCTGACCGGGGCAATTAAGCATTGGCCGGACGGTTCCCCTATCGAGGACGAGTCACAAGCGCTTGACCAACTAGAGTCCGCCCTCAAGGAGATTGAGGACGAGCGTGACGAGAAAGCTGTCCGCATTTCTTGCATGGTGAAGAACGCTCTGGCGGAAGCCAAGGCGCTCAAGGAGGAGAAGATGCGGCTCCATAAGCGTCAGCAAGCGGCGGAACGCATGGCGGAGAGGCTGAAAGGCTACCTCTCCGACTTCCTGGAACCGGGCACGCAAATCAAGGACGCCCGCGCTCAAATCGGTTGGCGCCAATCGACCGCCGTGGACGTCTTCATTGACCCGGAAGAACTTCCTTGGGAGTTTCGGCGGGTGAAGACGGAAGCGGACGTCACCAAAATCAAGCAACATCTCAAAGCGGACGGCACTCTTGCCGGCTGTGAACTAGTAACCAAACAAAACATACAAATCCGATGAAGTATACACCACCAGCACCAAGTGAAAAAACAGAATACGAGCTACTGCCGGAAGGCGAGTACGCCGTCACCGTCCTCTCAGCGGAGGAAACGGTATCGAAGGGCGGCAAGGAGATGGTCAAGTTGGAGGTTGAAGTGGACGACCACGGCAACCGCATCTTTGCGTACCTTGTCCTCTCAGAAAATGCCTTCTGGAAAATCGACCAGTTCCGCCGGTCGATAGGGGAGGAACCGAAAGAGGGCGAGGAGGTGGAAATTGACGTCTCTACTTGGGAGGGTAAGAGCGCCAATGCGCAAATCATCGTGGAAAAATGGTCTTCCGATGGCAAGGAAGGCTCCAGCAACAAGGTGGGCAAGTGGTTGCCCCGCGATGGGGGCAAGGGCGATGAGCCGTTTTAGTTTACGGCCATACCAATACGAGTTTACGCAAGCCGTGGCGCGCGACCTATCCGGGGAGTTCCAGAGAGTCCTCGGGGTCGCCGCCACCGGCGCCGGCAAGACCATCATCGCTTCGGAGTTGATGGACAAGTGGGAGGGGAACTGCCTCTTCTTGGCCGATGCGAAAGAACTCGTTCGCCAGAATCGTGACAAGTTCCAGGCTTACACGGGGAAGCGTTGCGGGGTGGAGATGGCCGAAGACCACGCAACCGCCGACGACCGGGTGGTGGTGGGAACCATGCAGAGCATGGCCCGCCGACTGGACAAATGGTGTCCGGACCACTTCCGCTACTTAATCGTGGACGAAGCCCACCGCAATACGCTGGGAGAGCAAGCGCAAGGGGTGTTGGAGCATTTCGGTTCCGCTCAAGTACTGGGCGTGACTGCCACTCCCTTCCGTTCGGACCGGAAGAACCTCGGGGATTTCTACGAAAAGATTTCCTGCGAGATTGGATTGGTTCGCTTAATCCGGGAAGGCTATCTGTCCCGCATTATAGTGGAGCAGGCGCCGCTCCCGATTGACCTGTCCGGCGTAAGGACGTCGGGCGGGGACTACCGGGACACGGACCTTGGCGATGCGGTAGAGCCGCACCTGCTTCAAGCGGCCAATCTGCTCAAGGAGAAGGCGAGCGGACGCAAGACCGTGGCTTTCCTTCCGCTAGTGGAGACAAGCAAGGCGTTCACGCAAGCTTGCCGGGAGGTTGGACTGCGGGCGGTTCACGTTGATGGCAAGGACCGCACCGGGTTGGCTGAATATGAAGCCGGACGCGCCGACGTCATCTCCTGCGCCTCGTTGCTCACGACCGGATGGGACAGCCCGAAGACGGACTGCGTGTACGTTCTGCGTCCGACGAAAAGCCTCACACTCTACCAGCAGATGGTGGGGCGTGGGACTCGGATTGCGGACGGGAAGGAGAACCTTCTCCTGCTGGACCCGCTGTATCTGGTCGGAGACCATAACCTCATCACGCCGGCGCGCCTCGTTGCCAAGACGACGGAAGAAGCAAACGCCCTGCAAGCCAAGCTGGGCCTGATGGACGACCTGCTCGACGCCCACAAGGTATCGGAGGAGGAGCGCATCTCCAAATTGCAGGAGGAACTGGAGCGCAAGGCCCGGAGGAAAGCGCAGAAAGTGGATGCCATTCAATTCTGCCTGTCGTTGTCGCAGATAGCCGCCGCTGAATATCGGCCGGAGCTACAATGGGAGAAGAAAGCGCCCACCGAGAAGCAAGCGAACCACTTGGCGCGAGCAGGGTTTGACCTGTCGGGCATCAAGTACAGGGGCCATGCCTCAAAGCTACTTGACTTGTTGTTCACTCGACGTACTCATGGTCTGGCTACGCCAAAGCAAGTCATTTGGCTCAGGAAGCTGGGGCATCCCACGCCGGAGGAAGCCACCTTCAAGGAAGCCGGCGCATTCCTAAGTCGAAAGTTCGGACGATGAGATACAAAGGAACCAAGCACTATGTCCAACCCCGGAACTTCCGGGAGATTGCCGAGAGTATCGTAGGGGACGTGGAGTGGGAAGAAGGTGGGAGCGGGTACTGCCATTGCCCAGGCGCTCACCTCCACTCCACCCCCGGCGGGAAGCGGGACTGCCGTATCTCGATTGAGGACGACCGACCACCGACGATTTATTGCTTCCACGATTCGTGTTCGGTGGAGGTGGACAAGGCCAACCATGCCTTACGCTCGGAGATAGGTAAGCAGGAAGCGGCGGGGAACCGCCAACCTCTTGCCCCGATACGCAAAGGAGCGGATGCAATGGAGACCTTCCTCTTGGCTTGCTTCAAGCCCGGTGAAATTATCTCCATCTGCCCATCGGAGAAGGACGAGAACGGGGAGCGCCCGGCCCACGGCGGGGTAAATGCCCTGACGACTGCGGAATGGCTGGAGAAGCACGCTACGAAACCTATTCCGGACAACTTCCCTTCCGCCTATGGCATGTATATTCGGGTGAACCCTATTCAAAAGGGAACGAACGGCGGCAACAAGGACGTCACGGCCTATCGCCACACCCTAATCGAGTCGGACCACTTGCCGAAGGACCAGCAAGAGTCCATCCTGCGGGCGAGCGGCTTGCCGATTGCGGCGTTGATTGACTCCGGTGGCAAGAGCATCCACGCATGGGTCCGCATCAACGCCAAGGACGAGAAGGAGTACCATGAACGTCGGGAAAGGATATGGGCGGCGCTCCCGGAGGAGTTCCCCATCGACCGGCAGAACAAGAACCCGTCACGCTTCTCACGTCTTCCGACTGCATCTCGCGGCGACAAGATACAGAAGCTTCTCGGGGTCAACGTAGGGGCTAAGGACTTCGACACTTGGGAGAGGGAGACGGACGGCATGGGATTGTCCGCTCCCCTGCGCATTTCGACCCTCGGTGAGTTCGACACCGGCAACGACCCCAACAACGTCCTTGGCGAGCGTTGGCTGTGCCGTGGCGGCTCACTCCTGCTTGTCGGGCAGTCGGGCATAGGCAAGTCCAGCCTGACGATGCAGTTGGCGGTGACTTGGGCGCTCGGTTTGCCGGCGTTTAGCATCTTCCCCGTCCGTCCGCTACGGTCGCTGGTCATACAAGCGGAGAACGACGTCGGTGACTTGGCTGAAATGTTCCAGGGGTGCCGTGAGGGGATGGGATTATCCAAGGAGAAGGCATTATCCCTTGAGGATTCTCTGATTTTCTACCACGACACCATTCACAGCGGCCCGACCTTCGCCCGCACGGTGGCCACCTTGGTTGACCGGCATAAGCCCGACCTAGTATGGGTGGACCCGCTTCTGAACTTCATTGGCGACGACGTGAGCAAGCAGTCGGTCGTGTCGGAGTTTTGCGCCGGGATGCTCAACCCCATTGCCGAGCGGACGGGGTGCATATTCATACTCGCGCATCACACGGGCAAGCCTTCGACCGACCCGAAAGCGAAGACGAACTGGACGAGTAGCGACGTCGCGTACTCCGGGCTGGGTTCCTCGGCGCTGACGAATTGGGCTAGAGAAGTGGCGGTGCTGACGCGCTTACAGGTGGAGGGCACGCCGACCTTCAAGTTTGAATTGGCCAAGCGCCGAAAGAGAGCGGGTATGCGGGACCACATGGGCAAGGTTAGCTCCGAGGTGTTCCTCAAGCACTCGACTACGGGCATTCATTGGGAGCAATGCCCCCCGCCCAAGCCTCCAACGGTTTACAAGACCAAGAAGAAATAACTGTCTTTTGTTCCCAAGGGCGTCACGTCCTGCTAAAGTTATGCTATGACCTACGACGAACAAGCAGACGCATTCGCCTTGGACCTTGAGAGCCTGATATACAGATATACCGAAGAGTTCGACCTTTTGGAGGAAACCATGATTGGCGTGCTGATAAACGCCGCAACCAGATTAGCCCAGCCCGTCGAGTGGGACTTGGGTGACGAGATGCTGGACTAGAACTTTTTCGGTCGATACCAACGCTGCCTGACGGGCATCCCCTTCGGACCCGTCTGCGTTCCGTGGTACACTTCAAAACGTCCTGCCTTGACCTCCATCCTGACAAGAAGGCGAGTCTTGTTGTCGCCAAACGGCGAATCCGCGATGATTTCCTTCATCGTCCGCCAACCCTCCCCCCTTGGTTCGTTGAGGTTTATTTTGTTCGCGCGCTCCAGCACGCGCGTCCAGTTCAAAGTGTCGTTATTTCCTTTGCTACGTGCCATTTGCCGTTCTCCGTGGGCCTTGCTTGGTAGCACTGCCAATGTTTCCCGTCCACCATCCCGTAAGCAAAACCATTTTCGTGGCCCAGCTTGGCTGTCTGGTGGCGGTTGTAGTCTGGGTCGAGAAAAGTCAAGCACCCCACACCTCTCCCGTGCGCGCCTCCGTAGCGGACAATGCTTGCGGATTGTATGGAGTGCGTATGCCCGTGCAGGACGCACCCTCCTGGTTCTGCGTAGATTTCAGCGTGCTTCTTGGTGGCGTACACTCCGGCGTGGTAGCCGTGGACGAAGCTAAGTTTGCCCAGCCGATACACCCCGGTCCTGCTGTCGTAAGGAAGCATCTTGGTCTTGTTCTTTCGGCACGCCTTTTCAATGTCCTTTATCCCTTGCTCGGCGGCGTCACGAATCAACCCGTGCTGGGTGGTTCGGGCCACGTCCCATATCCGCTCGTCGTGGTTCCCGCGCAGGAAGATTTGCGGTTTGTAATCTCGGAGGAACGTCAGTCCGGCTTCCACGTCAGCGGCCATACTGTCGTTCTTTTCCGCTTCCGTGGCGGCTCTGCGAATGGCTCGGAAGTCAAACAGGTCGCCGCCGAATATCCTTACGTCCGGGTTGAAGATTGAACAAAACTTCAGCAACGCTTCCACCGCATCAGGATGCTGGTGGTCGCCGTGGAGGTCGCTGGCGAACACGAAGGTTTTCATTACTTGCCGTATTGTTTTTCGATTTTATCCCGACCGCCAAGCCACCACCAGTACGCTAAATCAAATGGAGTGCCTTGTAGAGTATGGCCCTTGAAGTCTTGGAAAGTCACCATGTCCGCTATGTCTTTTCCTGCTCTATCGAAGACGGGGGTGGCGGGCATAATTAACTCAAGAAGAGCTTTACCCAGCCCTTCCCGCTGATACTTGTACTTGAAGTAGCGATTCACAAGGAACAACTTCATAATGTTGTCCCAAACTAAATCATCGGTTTTAATTGGCCGGCCATAGATAGCGTCCTTAACCACGTCGGTGCTGGCATTCGCGGCGGCGAACAGAACACCCAGCGACGTCAACGCCTTCACTCCCTTGAAGGCTTCATTAGCCGCAGCCTTGTGGTCGCCTTGGGAGTAAAGTCTTCTTGCCTCAAGGATATGCTCGCCTGCCGCTTCCCGGTAAATGTCTATCTGTTTAAGTCCAAAGCTTCTGAGAGTGTAAAATATGCTGGCCTTTCCCCTGTGCGCGGCGGCTTGCTCCATCCGGGTAATAGGGGACAGGTCAGATATTTCATTGAAGATAACTTCCTCCAAGTCCTCCGTCAGCTTGGCGGTCATGCTCGGCTTAATTTCCTGCAAGTCCCTGAGCATCCGGGTCGCCTTCTCGTCTCCGAACTTCAAAGTCAGTTCTGCTTTTAGATTCACCGAATCCTTTCGGGAGCGCTGGTGAAGCTTCTTCCAAGCCGCATTCATGGTGGTGTTCTTTGCCCACTTGTCCATCCTGGAGAACTGCATCCAATCGAACAACTTATCCAAGACGCCTTGCATCCCCTCGGCGGTTGTCGCCATATCCGCATCGTGCCTGTTCAGTCCCAAGTCGCTATAAAAATCCCGATTGAACTTGTTCCGATAAGCAGAGCGAAAAGTATTACTTAGTCCGTAAAAGTGCATGGAATACGCAACTTCACCAAACTGAGTAATGGTGGACCCAAGGTTCGTGAGGGTCTGTAAGTAGGTCGCCGTCTTGATTCCTTGTATCAAAGACGGAACCTGCGTTGGGTCGAACGTAGCCTGTATTATTTTCCTTAGTTCGTCTATCTTGGCCTGCTGACCTGCGAATCCATGCTCTTCTGCAAGAGCAATCGAAACTTTTTGGGCAATCGTGTCATCCACTTTAGCGGCTATGCCGAGGTCATTCTGGAAGACATCACGGAATCCTTCGCCTTTTATCTCTTTAGTTTGGGTTTTCAGCAGACCCCGGCCAAGCGCTTTGCGATAATGAAGATGCCTCACCATCGTGTCTATGTACCGTTCGATAGACTCAACGGGTTTGAGGTACGCTGCCAGCATCTGGTCGTTCACCTCCACAATCTTCCGACTCATTTCATTGCCCGCACTTTGTGCCAAACCCGGATAGTCACCCTCAAGTACGCGAGCTGTAACTACCGCCGCTTCAGCTTCGGGGATAGCCTCTACGCCATCGTATTTTTGCTTTTGAGCATAGTCCGCAAGGGCTTTGTCCACTTCGTTTTTTTGGTCACGAAGCAAGGGCGACTCATCCAAGAATCTCTGGAAAGACCTATAATCCCCAATGGCTCTGGGCATATAGTTCTCAATTTTTCCTAAATCGACGCCGGCTTCTTCACGGAGACGAGTGCGCAATTCTTGAAGAACGTCTCTTGTCTCAACTAGCTTTTTTAATGACACCTTATATGTCTTAGCCAAGTCTCTTAGCTTCTCCATCCCGCCCGTATTGGCGTTAAGGAAGTACCGCATTAGAAGTTTCTGGTCCTTGGGGCTTTTTATTTTCTTTTGAAGTTCCAAGAAAAAAGGTAAAGCGCGTTTTTTGTATTCCTTCACATCCTTGTTGATGTCAAGAAACGGCTTCCGTAGGGCGGCGGCAATTTGCGGGTGAATCTTCTTGGCTCTGCGGGAAAGTAGAGAAAGGGTGTGACTGGTGAAGTCCGACACGCCTCCCCAAAGTTTCTCCAACTTGTTCGGCGGGTGATAGGCTCCATCGTCCGCCGCCGAACCTTTTATCTTGTCTGCCTGCACGGCTCGCGGAGTATCTTTGGGCTTCACCTTTTGTGATGCCTTGGTCTTCCCATAACTGGGGAATCCGGGGCGCCTTCTCAACGCTTGCACTCCCTTCACTCCCAGCAGGCCCAGGGCCCCTATTCCAATTAGATGAAGCAAAGACGCTTTACTCATGTCACCGTCTTCGTCGGACAGGTAAGCGGCCATTGAGCCGGCGGGGAGGGCGCCACCTACTAGCATACGGAACCACTTTTCTCTTAACTCTTCATCAGTTAAGTCTTTTACCAGTTTCGAGGAATAGCCCTCTGCCGGAGGAGAATCTATAATCTTCGAACTCGCCTTGACGACTTTGCCCAGCAGGTTTTTTTCAACTTTAGTCAAATCTTCACCGATTGCCAAAGCCGCCGCTTCTACAAAGTCATCCGGCTCCGAAAGCTTGGTGATGTTTAACTCATCGGGTGATTGCTCATGTAATAACCGTTGGAACCCCGGGTTGGCCCCTCCCCCTTCGGCTATCAACTCATGTACGTTTAGGAGTCCATAAGGTTTATCTTTCAGCGTCCGATGAGCCAAAGGAAAAACATTGGATGCTTCGTCCAAGTAGTGCTTGCTTCCGCCAAATAATACAGCAAGCAATTCCTTTTTCTCAACCGGTATCGAGTCGGTGTTCAAAAGCCTCTCGTATATTTTAAGTGTTTCCTTAAGTACCTCATATGGAGACGCATTCGACCCAGCACGCATTCGAGCAATGGTTTCGGGTTTATAAGAGTCGCGCGCCCATTCTTCTATTGTCCCTCCTTTTCTTAGAAATGTATATTTATCCACACCCGTATCTATATGAACATCTAGGTCGTCCAGCTTTCTACTGGTCAACCCATGTAAAATTTCATGTATGAAGGTATTGGGGTTCACGCCGCCCAACGTGGATATTCTTATATCATTCGTGCTATAGGTGTATTCCGAGAAAGCCCTTTCTATCTTAGTCTGCGGTCCGAATAAAATTGAATCTAATTCAATGGGGTTTGCTTTTTCCAATAAAACATCGGCTAAATCCCGTACGTTTTCAATGTTCTGGTAGCCTACCGTGGGGTCAATATACTTCACCCCCTCTCCCAATTTAGCTTGGTCCACATACTCTCTTTGGTAAAGAGGTATTTCGTCGTCTTGTATTTTGATTATGGCCTTTAAGGCGTCTCTAGCGGTTATCCTTCTCGGCTCCGGCCATCGCCCGCTTTTTATATGGTCATCCGTAAATCCTAAGAACTTCCAGAGGGAGGGGAATCCGCCCACGCCTAAGTGTTTTTTGAAACTGCTCGCCAGTTCCAGCCCCTCTGGTATATGCTTTGCTTTAGGTAAGTCAGCAATTGTTTGGCGGCTAATTTTGTCCAGAGACATGCCGTAGTAATCTTCGGCCATCTGGTCGTATTTATTCAGCTTCTCACTTGCTTGCCGCATAGGGCGGTCAACCTTTGGCATAGCCTCAACGGGCTGGTCAAGAGACGGCAGTTGTCTAGCGCGCATCTTTGCCTCAAGGTCGGGGTCAAGCCCAAGGCTTTTCAATCTGTTACGATGAGCTTGCAAGACCTTCTTCTTGGCGGCTTCCAAGTTCTTTTTGAACCTAGCTCCCTCTTTTTTTCCGCGCTTTCGGGGTGGGCGCGCTTTCCACTTCTCCCATTCAAACAAAGCCTCATGGAGTTCTTCCCGTAGGGTGTGGTGTATTTTTTCGTAGTCAACGTCCGGAAGGAACACCTCTTGACTTAATTGCTTTTGCTGTTTGACGCGCTCTATGTTTTGTTTCGCTAATCCCCCATACTCAAGCAAGGGTGTTTCGCGACCTGCTAGAGCGGGCTGAACAGGGGGTAGGTTCGCGACAGGCGTGGCGTTTGCTACCCGTAAAATATTCTCTTCCGTTGCATCTAGTATCTCGAAAGCCAAATCCTCCGGCTTCAAATCGGAAGGGACGATGGGGTACTTTAGGGTGAACGGTTCCTTGGTTCCCAATAGTTCCTTCGCGACAGGATGGCTTTCTAGGTAAGCGACAGGGCCACGGTTTTTTATTTCTAAGGCTAATTGATTAGCCAACTCATCGCGGGTGTCGCCTTCTTTGCCCGCGCCTATATGCTTATTAAACCACTTGGCTTCAATCGCTCCCATGCCACCGCCGATGACACCACCAAAAAGAGCGGCCATCTTAGCCTCTTGCTCACTTGGCAATCGACCCTCGTCAAGGATGGTTCGGCCCGCTAGTTCCGCTTCGGAGAGGAGGACACCTTGCCCCGTGCGGGTGGCTATGCGGGCGGCGGTTCCGTATTGAAGCAACTTGCCAACAGGGACCATAGCGGCGGCAGTACCGGCGGCAAGTTCTCCAGGGTTGAAACCTTCCTGCAATCCCCACTTTTGCCGTAAGTTCTGCGACCAAATGTTTCCGAGTGCGGCGCCTCCTCCTCCCCCGGCCATTGCTCCTTTGGGTCCGGCGAAACCCCCAAGTATGCCCCCTGCAATCGCCGGGGCAATTTCAGTAAGAGCCAGCGCGGTTTGTTCGCCTATGGTGGGAGGAGCGGTGCGCCTTACTACGTCAGCACCTACTACCTTATACCCCTTCTCAAGGGCTTCCCCTAGAGTCATTCTTTTGTACGTAGGCATTTTCTAGTATCCTAATTCAAATACCTGCATAAGCCTCTACTCCGACTCCTGTCCCAGGTGCGAAAAATCTATGGGGTCGTACATACTACCCGAGCCAGACGGGTAGTCGTATGGCGACCCTTTCTCGCCATATAAAGAACGATACAACTCCTCTTGTTCCTCTTGCGCCGTTGGAACGGTGTCATCTGGGATTTCCGCTAAAACCCCCGTACCCTTCATAGACTCTTGAAGCATTAAGCTTAGTTCAGCTATGCGACTGCCAGTTTGTTTTGCGCTGGCATTGTATGGATACTTTTTAGGGTTTTCTTTGTGAAGTTCTTCCCATTCCTCAAACGTGACTTGTTTCCTTATGTCGCCCACTTTGACGCGAATGGAAGGCGTGCTTAGGGCTTCCTTCATCTGAGTTTGTAATTTTTTAATCGCTTCATCTTGTATGCTTTGTGGGTCAAGTGAGGATATTGCCTTCCCCAGAAGGCTTATAGTAGAAGCTTCATTAGCATTTATCTGACCCTCCTGCGCCCTGCG